TCGCGGCCAGTTATGGACGCTCGGCGAAGGCGGCTTCGAGGTCTGGTATGACGCCGGCACGAGCGGGCTGGAAACCACGCCGGGCACCTCGTTCTTTCCGTTCAGGCGGATGGCGGGTGGCGTGGTGCCGATCGGCACATCCTCAGCCATGTCGGTCTGCCGCGCCGACCAGTCGGTGTGGTGGCTCGGCATCGATGGCCTCGTGTATCGCTCCGATGGCTACACGCCGAAGCGGATCAGCACGCACGCCATCGAGGCGATCATCGGCACCAACACGGTCGGACTGCACGCTTTCACGCATCCGTTTCGCGGCCACTGGTTCTACTGCCTGACGACGTTCGAGGGCCGCACGCTGGTCTACGACATCGCCACCGGCAACTGGCACGAACGCTCGACCAGCACGGACGGGGTTGGGCCATGGAAAGCGGGAACGGCGGCGGTGGACAACAACTCAATTCACCTGCTCGGCGACCGCGCGACGGGCGCGCTTTATTATCTGGTGATGGCGCCGACCGATGCCGGGATCACGATCATCCGTCAGGCAACGCTGCCGCCGCTGTGGGCTGATACGCGACGAGCGTTTTGCTCGCGGGTCGAGGTCGAGATGGAGTCCGGCGGCGCGCAGTCTCCGGGGTTGGTTGAACTGAACTGGTCGGACGATGGCGGGCGGACGTTCCTCGCGGGGCGAGACATGTCCGCTGGTGTTCCTGGCGATTTCCGTCACAGGGTGTTCGCGACGCGGTTGGGTTCGTTCAGGCAACGGACATTTCGATTGACGTGTCATGGACTGGTCCGGTTCTACGCCATGGACGCAGACATAAGCTACGGAGCGCACTGATGGCATCCACGCTTCAGGTTGTTCAGCCGCCTTTCTACGACGCGCCGATTGTCGATTACCCGTCCGGCCAGCAGCATTCGCAGGCGTGGACCGAATATCATCAGGGCGTCGCTGACCGGCTCGCGGGCCTACAGGCCCGGCGCGGCATCACCAACGGCACCGACGCCGCGCCCGGTGAGATCGGCGAGTATCTGAGTTCGGTCAGCGAGACCTTCGTCGGCATGTCAACCGGCACGATCGCCGATATCGCATCGCTCCCGCTGCCGCCGGGCGACTGGGATGTGGAGGGCAACGTGGTGTTCACCCCGACCGGCGCGGTGACGTTCGTCGCCGCGAGCGTCAACACGGTCTCGGTCACCTTCGGATCGCACTCGACGGCGAACGCCGGAACACTGGGCACCGCGCAGCAGCACCGTATCGGCACGGGCGGCTCGACACGTATCAACATCGAAACGCCGGGGACGGCGTATCTGGTGGCGCAGGCGCTGTTCAGCACGGGCGCGATGACGGCGACGGGCACGATTTGGGCGCGTAGGGTTCGGTAATGCGCAACTTCCTCCGTATAGCCTCCGGCATTGAAACGCTCGGCGTCCTGATGGACCTCGCGCGGCAACCGGAGTTGTGGAACCGCCACGCCGATCGGACGCGCGGCGACAGCCCGCACCGCGAGGTCGATGACATCTGGGTCCGGTTCCGCGCCTACTCCGATCTGACGACGCCCGAGTCATTCGCCGAGCCGTTCGTCCCCGCCTTCTATCCGGCGTGGACCGCGCTGCCGCATCTGCGCCCCATCGTGTTCGGCCTGATGGCGCGGTGCGAAGCGGTGCAACTCGGCGGCGTATTGATTACCAGGGTTGGATCGGCGCGGCAGGTTCTTCCACACGATGATCGCGGTCGTTGGCATCCTGAATTTTTCTCAACCAAAATTTATGTTCCGCTGATCACCAACACGGATTGCTTCAATACATGCGAGGATGAGAAGGTCATCATGGCCCAAGGTGAAGCGTGGATTTTCGACAATCTAAAATTGCACAGCACGGTCAATAATGGCGACACCGACAGGATCACGCTCATCGTTTCCTTACGGTGTGAATGATGGAAACAAGTGAAATCACGTTATACGCGGGCATCTTCTGTAAACTTTGGGCCGTGCCGAAGCGTGGCACGCTCCAGCCGCAACATGTTCACCAGCATTCGCACATATCTCTCATTGTGCAAGGCGAGGTCCGAGTGTGGCGAGATGACGAATGCCTCGGCGACTTCAAGGCGCCCGCCATGATAAAGATACATGCTCACGCGCCGCACGGTTTTCTTGCTCTGACCGACGACGTGACGATCGCCTGTATCCACAACGCCGATCAAGCCGATTCCGATGGCGCCCCGGTGGTTATCGCCGAACGCCAGACGGCAATGGAGGACTGAGCAATGCCGTTCGTCACCGCTCCTGTCATCGCCGCCGGAGTTACCGCCGCCGCCGGGATTGGCAGTTCCCTGCTTCAGAGCAACGCCGCGTCGAAGGCCGCCGACAAGGCCAACGCGACGCAGCGACAGGCGTTGGAGGTATCGCGCGCCGACCTCGAGCCATGGCGCACGGCGGGCCAGGGCGCGCTCACGGGCGTGCAGGACGCCGCCGGCCTGAACGGACAACCGGGTTACGACGCGGCGCTGTCGGCGTTCCACACCAGCCCCGGCTACCAGTTCCAGCTTGACCAGGGTCTCCGCGCGGTGGACGCGGGCGCGGCGGCGAAGGGCTTGTTACGATCGGGAGCCACGCTGAAGGCGGAACAGACGTTTGGGACCGGCCTCGCGGACAAAGAGTTCACTGACTATTACAACAGATTGTTCGATCTATCGAAACTCGGCGAGGGCGCGGCGTCGGGTCAGGCGACGGCGAGCCAGAACACCGGGACGAGCATGGCGCAGACCGATCTGTCCGAGGGCAGCGCGCAGTCCTCGATCTATGGGAATTTAGGCAAAGGCATCGGCAACGCGGCGAATAACTACGCGAATAACTCGCTCTATGCCGATCGGACCAACGCGCTGATGAATTACGGCAATCCTGGTGCTCGCGCCGCCGGGGTGCCCAGTTCGTCGAGTGTCTATCAGCCGAACGTTAATATGACCCTTCCGCCCAGTTTTGGGGTCTGAGTCATGCCCCAGTTCACCCAATGGAACGTTCCGGACCCGTTTCCTAACATCCTCTACAATCCGGCGGCGGTGGACGCGGCGATCGCCAAGACGCAATCGGAGTTGGGCAACCTCGATATCAACCGGCAGGAACTGCAACTCAGAAAGGATGAGTTCGCGCGCGGCCAGTCTTTAAGCGACAGATGGAAGCAAAGCCTCGACGGCACGGGCACGACGGGAACCACGGGCGCGGTGCCGGGCGGCGGCGGGTCGTTTCTGGGCGCGCTGGCGCGGATCGAAAGCGGCGACAAGAACATCGTCAGCGGCACCGATAAGGACAACCAAGGACTGACCTTGGCACAGGGTGGCAACCCACAAGAGATCAGCCAGGGCCACTTCCAGATCCATACCGGGACGTGGAAAGACTTCGCGCCCCAGGCTGGCGTCGATGTCAGCAAGTATCCCAACGCCATGTCGGCCCCTCGCGAGATCCAGGCCCAGGTCGCGTCGGTGATCCCGTTCAAGCGGTTCGGCCCGCGCACGCAGACAATGATGCGCCAGCAGTTCGGTGACATCGACAGCAATCGGACGGTCGGAGAACTCGCCGGCCTGGGGCCGAGGGCCGGGTCCGCCGCTGTCGCCGGTCCTGTCGCCGTCGCGCCGCCACCAGCAACGCGGCAGGCTGGGGTCTTGCCGGTGCCTCCGATCCCGCCGGCCGCTGTGCCAGCCGCCGACCCGAACGCGAGGGTGGAGGCGGACGACCCGAACACGGCGGCCGTGAAACAAGCGTCGGCGGCGTTGCTCAACATGCCGGAGCCCGACGCGGCGGCGGCTTATCCTGCGGTCGTCCGCGAACTTCAGGCGCGCGGTTTCGCGATGAACGCGCCACCGACGTATCCCGGTCACGCGGCGCTTCAGGCGCTTGTGGGAGGCGAGCCAGCCGTTGCCCAGACCAAGACCGCGGCACGACTGGGCGGGACGGACGTGGCCGACGCGAGCGGCGTGGTGGTGCCAACGGCGGCAACGGCCGCCCCGCGGCCCTACGTCATCCTCGACGAAAGCGGAAAGCCGCTGCAAGCGCCGCCTCCCGCGCCCAACAAGATGATGGCCGGGACCGGCCTGCCGGGCGTTACGATCGGCCTGCCGCAAAACGGCATGGCGCCGCCAGCGGCCACGCAGGCCGCCGCCGCACCGGCCCAGGCGCAACCGCAAGCCGCTAGTCCGACACTACCGCCGCTAGCGCCGTCTCGGGTCATCCAGCGGGAGCCGCTGATTAAATCCGGTCTGGCGGAGGGCCTGACGCGAAGACAGGCACTCGATGTCGCGGACATGTTCGCCTCCGGCATGAAGCCTGGCGTCGTCATGCAGCAGGTCGAACAGATGCGGCACCAGAACGACGTGATCCGCCAGGGCGACGCGACGCAGGCGGCGATCGATGAGAAGGAGAATTACGATCGGCGGAGGGTGGCGGAGCAGACCGCTTACACGCGGGCGCAGGACGCGAAGAGGGACGCGCGGGAAGAGGTCGCGGCGAAGAACGCGGGAATGCCACCCGGCTACAGGTTGAGCGACAAGGGC